CTATCTATAGTTTAGATAATGACACTTATAGAGTTTTTGAATTACCAGATCAGCAAAAATTTTATGCTATCGGGGTGGATGTTGGTGAAGGTATAGGAAGAGCTGCATCTGTTGCTCAAGTATTAGATATAACTGATTTAAAAGATATTAAACAAGTAGCAATTTATGGAGATAATTCTATTGAACCTTATCACTTTGCTAATAATTTGGTGAAATTGTGTGGTCAATGGGGAAATCCGCCATTATTAGTAGAAAGAAATAATTGTGGTGGTCAAGTTATTGATGCACTGTACCACAAACATGAATATGAAAAAATAGTATCATGTTCTAAAATATCTTCAACCACACAACAAACCACCAGACATTTAGGAATTTTATCACACACCAATTTAAGATTTGCTGGTGTCTCTAATATGAGATATTGGACAAATACATTACAATGTGTACAAATTAATGATATTGATACTATTAAAGAATTAGAAACTTTTATTAAATACCCAAACGGAACTTATCGTAAAAAGAATGACAATTTTTACGATGATCGTGTTATGGCGTTAGTATGGACTTTGTTTATTTTAGAAACAGAAATTTGCCAACAATACTTTCAAGTAGATGATTTTGACGATCAAGGAAAACCTTCTAGAATATCTGACATAGGATATTGGGACAAGGATTCACGATTATATGGTGTTAAAGAATTAAGTAATACAGAAACAATTACTCCTTTAATTTCAATGTCATCTTTACAACAACAAACAACAACTCCGTCTTCTTTGTTTAATGATAAAAATCTTTTTCCTGAAGAAGATAAAGATTTTTTTGATCTTATGGGAGAAGGGTGGAAAGCATTATGAATCCCGAACCAGTAGATCTTTGTAGTTTAGGTAATCCGCAACAACAGTCACCATTAAACATGGGAACAAAAGATAAATTTGTTCTTGTTTTAAACTTACCTAGAATTATGAGAAAAATGGCTTCTACTGATCCTACTATTTCGGTAGATCCGTTGCAATTGACTATTTTTGGTACTATTGTTCCTGATATTTTAGTACCACCACAAGAAGTTCCTTTTTCAGGTCAAACCTACAATGTAACTTCATATAGTCGTCCAAATTATCCTCCATTAAATGTAAATTTTGTAGTAGATAATAGATTTAAAAATTATTACATCTTGTGGAAATGGTTATCAATATTAAGTGATCCTTTACAATCAATGTATGCGGGTACAGATCCAGAATCTTGGAAGGATCGAATTGAGAATGGTACACTTACAGAATATCAATCTATTTTTTCTTTATTGTCTAAAGATGAATATAATAAAACAGTAATTGAATTTCGTTACTCAGGAGCATTTATCACAGGTCTAGGTGCTATTAACTATGATTACAATGATGCAACGAACATAAAATCTTCAGTACAATTCCAGTTTAGTCAGTTGGATGTAATTTATAACGCACAAAAAATGACCTAAAAAACATAAATAAAATATATAACATTATGAAGTCAATTAATTCTCCGGGTATACAAATTATAGAAACAGACTTATCACTTTACCAACAAGTTGGTGGAGGTACTACAGTTTTTTTACCAGGTTTTGCTAATCAAGGTCCTATTGATGAAGTACTTCTCGTTACTTCAATTTCAGAATTTGAAACTATCTATGGTCGCCCCGAAACAGCAGCTGAAAAATATTTTTATTATACCGCTAAAGAAATCGTAGGTACAAATGCCAATCTTTTAACTACCAGAATCCCTTATGGTTCAGGTTCAGGTGAAGGTTTCGCTAATCAATATAGTGCACTTCTCTATCCAGTAGCTTCCGCTTCAGGTCGATTTGATATTGGTGCACCCGTACACGTTACACTTGACCAAACTCAATATAACGATATTGTACAAAATAATTTTACCTGGGGTAATATTGGATCTACCTTAAACGTCCCTTCATTAAACTTGAATTCTTTAAATGCTGGTTTTATTGTTATAAATGAAGCACAAACCACAGTTAATGAAATTTTTGAAGGTTATTATATTGGTATCGCAGATAACACAGAATTTGGACCTAACTCAGACTTCTCTTCTGTTACTAAATTTTACAGTTTAACTGGAAGTGGTAAATATTACACTGTTCCTGATGCTCGCTTAGGTTTCAGTCTTTCAGCTGCGGCTTCATTACAAGGATCAAATTCAGTTTCTGAAGTCATTGAATCTATTCCTACCTATAATTTCGGTGATGAATATTACAACGACTCAGTAATCTTAACAGTATTAAAGGTTCGTAATTCGATATATGAACCACAAACACTTACATACGGATTAGCCGAATCATTTATCGGTTCTTTTGACTCTAAGAAAAAGACCGGGGCCAATGTAGGTGGAACCACTAAATCATTCTTCTTAGAAGATGTTGTTAATAACTCTTCTAATAATATTAAAATTTTAATTAACCCAGCACTTTCAAAGAAAACAAATTGGAATAGCTTAACTTCTGTTAATCCTGGTGTAAGTGTAAGAACATTACAACAAACTAAAGCAATATACCCTGTTGGTGTATGGACAACCTCATATACTATTGATAACGATAAAATTACCGGTAGTATTATCACTAAACTTGAAAGAGCTCTTACCCACATTGAATCAACTGAAAACATTTCAGTCGATATTTTAGTTGATGGTGGTCTTTCAACTGTGTTTGCTAATGCATCATCATTCCATTATGACGATGCAAAATACGTAGACATTGACGAATTGACTAATCCGAATGCCATGGTAATTGAACGTTGGAGATCATGCTTCAATGTTTTCAATCGATTTGTTACAGAAATAAGAAAAGATTGCGTATTTATTTCTGATCCTTTAAGACAAAATTTTGTTAATGGTGAAAATACAAAGATTACTTCTTTAAGAGAAGCTACATTCTCTACTAACATTTATACACCTCTTAAAAATTGTTATTCTTCAATTAACAGTAACTATGCAGCAGCTTATGCTAACTGGTTAAAAGTTTATGATGCTTATTCAGACAAAATGATCTGGATACCTTCTTCAGGTTATGCTGCGGCGGTTTATGCTCGTACAGATACCGTTGCACAACCATGGATTGCTCCTGCAGGTTTAAATAGAGGCACATTAAACAATATTGTTGATATTGCATTTAATCCGAATCAAAAACAAAGAGACTTCCTATATACAATATCTCTTAATCCTATTGTTCTATTCAGTGGTGATGGGTTTACAATTTTCGGTCAAAAGACCTTACAAAATAAACCATCTGCATTTGATAGAGTCAATGTTCGTAGATTGTTCTTGACACTCGAAAGAGCAGTACAAAAAACACTCAAATACTTTGTATTCGAACCTAATACAGAATTTACACGCACCAGAGTCAGAAATTCAATTTCTCCTGTGTTTGAATTAGCAAAAAATACAGAAGGGTTGTATGATTACCTTATCGTTTGTGACGAACGTAATAATACACCTGATGTAATTGATAGAAATGAACTTGCAGTTGATATCTACATCAAACCAGTCAAGGCAGCAGAATTCATCTTAGTTAATTTCATTGCTACCAGAACAGGACAAGATTTCCAAGAACTCATCTAATTTAGATAAATAATAATATATGGCACAGAACATCTCAGATTTTTATAGATCAGTACAAAGCAAAGACTTCGCTCGCCAATTTCAATTTCGCGTAGCTCAGTTAGCCAACACCAACTTTGGTGAAGAAACATTAATTTACCTTGAGACTGCAAGTCTTCCTGGTAGATCAATTAACAATGTTCAGGTTCCTTTTATGGGCCTTAATTTCAATGTTCCTGGCACTGCTTCATATCCAGGTTCTGAATCATATGCGGTTACTTTCCGTTGTGATCAAAATTATGACATTCGTTCAGCTTTAGAGAATGCTACATTTAATACTTTTGATGATGCAACCTCTTCGGGAAATTACAACATTGCTAGAAATTCTTCTGTAATCTCTTTAAATCTATTAGGTAAAGCTGGTAATACAGTTCGTCAATACACCCTTTACGGTGCTTATGTCGTTTCTGTCGGTGATATCTCTTATAACTTAGGAGATAATGGTACTATTCAAACAGTTCCAGCTACTTTAGCATATCAATATTGGAGAGTTACTTCTACTAATAGATTCTTACCTCGTTTATTTTAATATTTAGCAATAAATATTATTGCTATCTATGCCTGAATTTAGTGGACAAATTCCATTTTTCCTTACTAATGTTTTAAGTAAACCAGCAGGTGCTTTACCTAAAGGAGCACAATGGGTTTTAAAATTTGAAGGTGCATTTTCAGCAGGAGGAAATACTAACCGAGGGTTAGATTATGGAGAGGTTTTACCTGTAGCTGCTATTAAAAGTGGCTTAGAATATGAACCCATGAAATGGGAAGTAGATAAAGCCATGAAAACTACTTTAAATGCAGATTTGCAAGAAGTTAAGGGTTGTATGTTTGCTCAAGCAGTTCAAATTCCAGGAGAAAGCAATCAAGTTAATCCGGAAGGGATTCAGACTAATGGTTTTATTCGTAGTAATGTTGGTGGTGGTAGGGATTCATTTCCAGCTTTATCAATTGTCTTTTTAGAAACTAATGTTAGTTTTGTAGATAATGTTATTCGTCCTTGGGTAGTAGCTACAGCACATTTAGGGATGATTGCTAGACGAGGAAAAGACAATTATAGATGTAACATATCAGCTTACAAATTAGGAGTAATTGATAGTAATACAAAACCATACGTATTGCAAAAGTTTACATTTTTTGGTGCTTGTCCTATAAGTGTTGGTGGAGAAGAGTATAATTACACTCAAACTAATTCTCCTGTAAACAGAGAGACGACATTTACATATCACTATTACAACACAGAAACTAATGAAAATGGTAATCAAGCTTTAATAAGAGCTCATTACAATGAACAAATACCAGTACCTCTAAGTACTCCTGTTAGAGGATCTAACATTGATGTTGCTAGAGCGACCAGAGTTCAATAAATCTTAATGTGGCGTTTTATTCGCAAATACAATTAAGTGATAAAAAAATAATTTCCTGTAAAGAACTCAAGGTCAAACATCTTAAAATAATTTATAAATGTTTATTGGGAGAAGAAATAGATCCAGATTTATTATTTTTTAATCTCAATAAAATTTTAAAAAAAATTACAAAAAATACTGACATTGAATCTCTTCACTTTGTAGATTTTTTTATTTTGTTACTAGAATTAAGATGTTCGAGTATGGGTGATGTTATTACTCTTCAATTCAATGAGAACACTACACTAGAAATAAATCTTTACAAAATAATAGAGGAATTAAAAAGTATCTCAATTGAAGATATTTTAAGTGAAAATAAAGAAAGTGTTATAACAGCTATTTACAAATTACCGACAATAAATGAAATTATCGAATTGAATAAAAAAATAGACAACATTTCTTATTTTTTTATCAAAGGGTTTAAGTTAGAAAATGAACTTTATCATTTTAAAAATATTCAAGAGTGTGAAGAAGCATTTAAAAAAATTCCAGCTAAATTTTTCTCCGATTCATTTAAAAAAATAAACGAAATAGTAAATTATTTTAATAATTTAGATTTGTTAAAATATAATGAAAAATTAAAAGAAAAGGTTTCTTTGTATTTTAATTTCAACATTAAAAATTTATCTATTATTACAAGACTTTTATTTGGTAATCAATTAATGTCTCTGTATGAAAACATTTTCGCTCTTTGTAAATTAGGAAATTTTACCGCAGAATATATAGAAAATTGTAGTCCAGGGGAATACTTTTTGTTAGTAAAAAAATTAGAAGAAATAAACAAACAAAATAATAACAACAACACACAACCAAATCATGATTTGATGGAATCAGATTTTGATGAAAGTCTTTCGGAAGAAGAACCTTTAAATCCATATGAATCAGATAATCTACCACCCATTACTTCTCAATTTACAGGGTGAGAATAAAAAAAATCTTCTATAAATACACATATGACCGAAATTAAAGATATTCTATCTGCTCTTAAATCCTTGGATGAGACAACAGGATTTGATGTTTTTATTCCTTCTTTACAAAAAGAAGTAAGATTTAAACAACTAACTACAGAACAACTTAAAAGAATTTTAAAAAGTGTTGTAGATTCACCCATTTACAATACAGAATTTACTTTATCATTTAATAACATTATCAAAGAAAATTGTTTAGACACGAATATATCTATAAACGACTTTACTGTTTATGATAAAATTTTTATTTTGTTAAAAACCAGAATAGAAAGTATTTCTGAAAATTACAATTATTCTTTTACTAAAGAAGAAAAAGAAGAGAATAATTTAAATGTGGAAAAGGTTTTGGTAAATTTAACTAATATCTATCAAAGCGCTGTTGAAAATTGTGAAACTTTACCTGAAGAATTAATTGAAGTGGATCAATGCACCATTAAATGTAATTTACCTTCTCTATTAACTGAAAATAAATTAGAAAAAGAATTACATAAAAATGTTAAAATCGAAGTCGAATCTCCCGAAGAATTGAGAAACATTATAGGGGAAACCTTCATAAACGAAGTAACTAAATTTATTTCATCTATTAAAGTAAACGATCAAAGTATTGAATTGTCTAATATTGATTTTAAAAATAGAATTAAAATTGTAGAACAATTGCCTACTAATTTGATTAATAAAGTAATCAAGTATATTGAAAGTTACAGAAATATTACAAAAAATATATTAAATTTTACAGTATCTGTTAAAAATGAACAGGATCAATTAGTAGTTTTAAATAAAGAACTATCGTTAGACGCTTCTCTTTTTAATATGTAACTTGAGACATCTTCTTAAATAATATAGAAGATGTTAGGAGATAATCAAACTAATACCCTTAAAGATCAAACAACACTTGGTAAGTTTGATCTGAGTCAAGATTTTTTGAAACAGGTTATTCAAAAAGCTTCTAAATTAGCAGAAGCTTCATTGAGTAAAAAAACAAAACAACCTGTAGATAAATCATCTAAACCAGGCGGTATATTAGGTAATATTATCGCTCCCATATTCTCAAACAAATCATCTCCGTCAAAAGAAAAGGATTTGATCGCAGATGAAGAGAAACCAAAAGTAGTTTTAATTGGAGGTATTACAGATGAAGGTTATAAAGATTTAGCCAGAAAGCTTCCAGACATTTTAAAAGGTATTATAGACCTCAAAAAATTAGATAAAAAAGAAGAAGGTAAAAAGGGAGGAAGTCTTTTAGATTTATTACCTCCTGGTATATCTAAATTATTAGGAGGAGCATTAATGGCTGGTGGTGGTATTACTTTATTGTTAGGAGGTCTTGCTGCTTTAATTACAGGACTTAATACGGAAGGACCATTTAAAGGATTATTAAAGATTTTAAGTAAAGTGGGTATTATGGGAGGTTTAAAACTTTTAGAAAAAGGAGCTTTAAGTCTTATTAAAAATTTAAAATCTTTTATTGGTGCTCCTATTAAACTTTTTCAATCTGCTTACAAAGCATTGAGAGGTGTTTTTGGTAAAGGTGTATCTAAAACTCTTACAGGGGTTATAGCTAAAACTCCTGGGTTGCTTACAAAGATGCTTGGAGGTTTGGTAAAATTTATTACCCCTCTTTTAAAACGTTTACCTTTAGTTGGTACTGTTATTAGTTTAAGTTTTGCTTATACTAGATTTAAATCCGGAGATGTAGTTGGTGGTATTATTGATGTATTATCTGGTATTGCTTCTATAATTCCTGGTGTAGGCACAGCGATCTCTATTGGTTTAGATGTTCTTAATGCCTTCTTGGATTACAAAGCTGGTGGTGCTACAGGAGAAGCAAGCAAAACTAAAATGGGAATGATTGGCGATTTCTTTGGAAAGATATATGACGTTATTGGAGAAAAACTTAGTGCTGCTTTTACTTGGGTTGCTGACTTGGGTAAAAAATTTATTGAAGGTAAATGGGGTGAAGCATTTGTTGAAGTAGCTAAATTTGTACCTGGAATGGGTTGGGTTGTAGATTTAATGGGAGGAGAAGAAGTAGTAACTCAAGCTGGTGATACTGCGGGTGGACAATCTATAAATTTCTTAAAGGGTGTTAAAGATTTTATTTTTGAAAAAATTACCAATGCTATGGGCTGGGTTGGTGAAATTGGCAAAAAATGGATGGATGGTAAAATTGGAGATGTTATTGTAGATATATGTAAAACTATACCTTATATGGGGTGGGTTGTGGATTTAATGGGTGGTGAAGAAAAAGTAACAGAAGTAGGAAATACTGTAGGAGGCAAAGTAATAGATTTCCGTAATTTGATTACCGATACTATTATGGGTAAACTTAAACCTATTTTTGGGATGTGGGTGAAAATAGGAGAAAAATTTATGGGGGGAGATCCTGGAGGTGCATTGGTAGATATTGCCAAAATGACTCCTGGTCTGGGGTGGATAGTAGATTTATTAGGAACTGATAATTTGGAATCTTCTATAAATAAGGCAGCGGGCGCAGCTGCATCTGGTGATCTCTTTGGTTCTGTCGCTGGATTATTTGAAGATATTAGTAAAACTATCAAACAAAAATTTTTAGATAATGCTTTAAGTTTAATACCAGACACTATTCTCGGTTTTCCTGTCAGAGCGTTAATTGCACAAAAATTAGGATTACCCATTCCTCCTGGTACCACTATTAAAGCTGAAGGATGGCTTGCAGAAAAAATTGCAGGTGCAGCTGGGTATGATCAAAAAGCTTTAGAAGACATAAAACCACCTGAAGCTACTCCAACACAACAAACCCCTACTTCAACACCAGAAACAGAAATTAACGTTTCACAGAGTCCACAAGACAAAAACAACAAAGAAGCAACAGTAACAGAAACGAAGATTCCTGCCGCAGAAGACGGAGCAATTGCAACCTCTCCTACTGTAGCACTAATAGGTGAAGCAGGTCCTGAAGCAGTTATTCCTTTAGACAAATATATGTCACCTGAAGGATTTAAAATTAGTAATGATCTTTTAGGAACTATCGCAAGTAATACAGCAAATACTAATGAAACCATTAAAAATTTAAGTAATGCTATTTTAAAATTAGCATCAGTCTTTAATAACAACCAACCTAACAATAATAGTAATATAATTGTTAACAACCAACAATCTCAACAATTACCATCTGCTGCTCAATTAGCTGCTTCTAATGTAGATCCTATAAGGATGATTAGGAGACAATTTGCTGTGTCATAAGTATTAATATGTCAGAACCAGGAACATATGCTAGCGGTGAGGCACAAACGTCTAATCCGACATTACGACCAGAAAGTGTTATAAATCAGCTTGAAACAAAAGCCAAAGAACTTTCTGAAAAGTTTGCACCAATTAAATCAGGTGCAGCTACTTATATTTACGATGTTAAAGGAGAATCGTTTGATGTTGTAAAAGATTATACTTGGACATTATCCAAAAAAACAGATGAAGTTCCTGTAGTTAAATTAGTAGAATTTGAAGTAGATGAATCTACTATAGTAAATCAAATTAGTTATTATGCTTCGGGTTTGGGCAATCAACTTAAGGGTAATGAAGATCCTATGTCGCCTTATGAAAATTTATTTCCTCAAAAATCTACAGGAAATAATTTTAGGTTTCCTTATTTCTCTGATGTTAACTTTGAAGTTTCTACCCCAGTATGGCAAACCCTTGATGCTGTAGAACAGGGGTTTAATGCTATAGGACTAGGCGATGCTTTCAAAGGAATTGAAGGTATATATAAAACCGGATTAGCTGCTGTCTATCCAAGAGTCGGTATTATGGACAGACCAAGGGTATGGCAGAATCATGAATTTCGTACTATTAATATTAAATTTCCACTTTTCAATACAATAAATCCAGATGATTGGGAAAAAAATAGATTTTTATGTTGGGTATTAGTAAACAACAATCTTTTCACTAAACGAGACTTTATTACAAGTATTCCCCCGGTTTACTATCAAGTGATAATTCCAGGACAGCACTTTAGTTACGCTTCTTGTGTTACCAATTTAACTATTAATAATAGAGGTAATATGAGAACATTAAAAGATCGAAGTGGGAATGATTGTATTGTGCCTGATGCTTATGAAGTTAATATGACTTTAACGGATATGGTTATGCCTAGTCGCAATTTGTTTCAACATTTAAGTAAGGTTCAAGTAGGATAATAGTATATGTATCAAAACAATATTCAAGATTTACCTAGATTAAAACGTTCTAATTACGAAAACATTTTCAATGTTTATACAAATGAAGATGGTAGGTATTACTATAATCTTTTACAAACCATAGTTATTCCTAAAAATTTACCTGATGGGTATTTTGAAGATTATGATGTAAGATATGGGGATACTTGGCCTTTTATTTCTTATAAGAAATATGGTAATCCTAACATTTGGTGGATAATAACTGATGTTAATAATATCGCTGATGCTACTGTAATTCCTGAACCAGGGTCTACTTTAAAAATTTTAAAAGCAGATTCTGTTAAATTAATTTTAAATCAAATATCAACCAGTAAACTTTATTAAATTTTAATAACATGAGAATTGTAGAAGATGCTGTTTTTGATACTAAATTTAACCACGTAAAACATACAGTGGAGTTGTATCTTGATGGCGGTAATGGGGAGTCAGACAATCTTATTTTTCCTATCAACCCCAATTCTATAGTAAATTTAACTATAGAAGATTCTTTATCAGATTGGCCTGCAAGAGGACACATGACGTTTTTTTATAATCCAGAATCTGGGTCTGGTAGTATGAATTATAAGTTGGGTCAAATTTTAGATAGTACTACTAATATTAATACTATTGCACCCAAAACTTTTTATAATTTTAGAAATGATGGTAATGATAAATTAAGAGTTCGTATTGTACCTACTCTTTCTGATTCTAACACCCAAAGTCAAATTCCAGGTCTCACTAATATTTCAGATCCAAAACATTGGACTCTTTCTTATCTTTTTTCTGTCTATGATATAGAAGATATTGGTTCACCTCCAGGTTCTCAAAACGCAGCTTCTAATACAATTAAATGTTTAAAAATTTATTTTTGGGATGAATGGTATCAAAAAATGATTACTGATATCATGGAGTACTCTACCGCAAAATCTAATGTAGATCAAAAATTAGAAACAGGTAAAGCCATGAAAGAAATCATAGAGAAATCTTTAGAAGGATTAGATTCTACTGATGGTGTACCTGTTAATGATGATGAATGGGAAGATGGATCTTCTAAAATTTTTTATACTACACCCACTCAAACTAATGCTTATGAAAGTTTGATGTATATTTATGACAAACACACCAGCGAAAAAACATTAGATTCTGGTGGTGCCGATAAAGTTTATGATTTTAGCTTACTGATTAAAGAAAGAGGACCAGAAGCTACAGATATTGGCCGATTGACATTAAAACCGGTAAGTACATTTTTCGAAAAAGCAGGCAAAGATACAGAAGGTCCTGGGGAGTATCAAATTGAACACTTTTTCTTACAAGCTTATGGGGGCAACACAGATAAAACTCTTTCTTATAGAGCCCCCATAATAAAAGGTGCTAGTGATAAAATTGATTTTAAATCACCAAAATACGGCATGATCACAAGTTACCGTTTTGTTGATATGTCACCCACCATGAATTTTGAAGAATTTTGTACCTCACCGGTTTATTCTTTTGATTTTAAAAATAGAATTTATCGAGTTGAGTTTCAAAACAATTCAGTAAAAACCGCTAGAAAATTAATAGCAGAAAAATATATTAAAGAGGTTTATACTAATTCAAGAGGAACCAGTGAAGATCTTTTCTTAACGACACTTGATAAAGATAAAGAAGAAAATCGTAATATAAAACCTGTATTTTCTCTTTATGGTGATCAAGAAGATGCAGGATTAAGACAGACTAGCGGATTACAAAAATTACTTTACGTCGGTTTGTTTCAAAATGCTTGCATACATTTTAAAACTTTAGGTTTATCTTTTAGAGAACCTGGAAGATTTATAGGCATAGATAAAACAGAAGGAGTGGATTCTGGAGACTTCCAAGATAAATTTTATGGACAATGGTTTGTAATTAATGTTAGGCATGTATTTGAATCAGAGCTTTATTACAATGAAATAACAGCAGTTAAATTACATCGTTTTGACTCATTACAAAATAAATTCCCAGGAACCTTTTAACCTATGAAAAAATATTTTACTTCTCTTGATTTAGAAGACGGAAAATTTATAGGATCTTTGCATGATCCTGATACTAATAAAGTTATTTACAAAACTAAAGGATACAATTCACAACATCAAGTAACTTCAGATATTAATGAATATTTGACTAAACTTAAAAACAGCGAAACAAAAGTAACACCTCACCAACCTCATACCATAGTGAACACTATAAATTATCAGAGTGTTGCTACCAAAGGCGGTAGATGTTGTGGTAGAGGTTAGTACATTCTTAGGCAAGTACTAAACCAATTGATTTCTTTATCAACCACAATTGCATCTTTGTACATACCATCAGATATACTTAAAAGAAGAGAAGACTTCTTAGATGCATCTAAATCATTACTAAATACAACCTCGAACATTTCTTTTAAAAGTTGTAGGTAATCATTAGAAAATTCTACTTCTCTTTCAATTACAAACTTCCTCAATTCTGAAGGATCTTGTTTTTGTAAAATTTTATTAATAACTTTCTCTGCTAATCCTTTGGCATTATTTTCTCTAATGTGTAAAGTACCATCATAAGAAAATTTTTGTATATCATTAATAATCCTTCTAAGATCAGGATATCCATTTTTTATTAGTTCAATTAATTTTTGTTTCTCTTCATTTGGTACATTGATACCTTCTGTTTTAAGAATAAAAATAACTCGATTAATAACTCCTTCAAGAGGAGGTGCAAGATTAAAAATTTGACAACGAGATTGAAGAGCCGGAATTATTTTAAAAAGGTAATTACAAGTAAAAATGAAACGAGTATTTTCAGAATACTCTTCAATGACATTACGCAAAGCTTTCTGAGCTTCTAATGAAATAGAATCTGCCTCATCACATAAAACCACTTTCAACTTACCATCCAAAGATTTAGTAGAAGCGAACCCAATAATCTTAGATCGAATAGTATCAATACCGTTTTCATCAGAAGCATTAATATAAAGATATTGACAATCTAAAATGTCTTTAATGATAATTTTAGATAATGTTGTTTTACCTGTTCCTGGAGGACTACTAAAAAGAAGATTGGGGATTTCTTCTTTCTGTTTTAGAGAAGAGAAGAAATCCCTATGTTCTGATGATAGAACAATGTCTTCTAATTTTTTAGGGCGAAATTTTTCTATAAAAAGATTTTGAAACATTATCGTCCTGTACTACCAAATCCATTTTCTCCGCGAGTAGTTTCTTGAGCTTCTTCAATCCAATCTGACACACTATGAATTAAAGGATAAACTACCAATTGTGCAATTCGATCGCCTTTCTTAACCTGATAATCAATATCAGAATTATTATTAATTTTAGCTCCTAGATCGCCGCGATATT